TCGGATCAAACAACTAGAGGACCGCATCAAGCGGCTGGAGGAGGCTCGCACTGTTGCGGCAGCAAACAGTCTTGCGACTATGATGTCCTACGAGGATGCAATCGCGAAGATCAAGCGGCTGGAGGAGCTTGGCAAAGAACTCCGCGAGTGCGCCAGTATGATTGGTACGCATTATTCAAATCAAATTGAAACAATAGATCAAGCAGAAGCTGCCGTCGAAGCATGGGACAAATTCAATAAGGAAACAAAACAATGAACATATTCAACCCAAAAAATCAACCACCACTACAACACAACCCGACCGAGTTGTTGAAGCAGGCTGAGAATCTCCTCAACAAAACCGAGCGCAAGCAAGGCTGGCCTTACTATGATCTCAAGCATGCGATTCAGTTCGCACAGATGGTCATCAAGCTCAGCAAAATACCCAGCAAGAAAGCCACGCTCAACACCCTGTCGCTAAGGCAACAGCCTCAGACCGTACGCGCTCGCCTATCACAAGGCAAAGCATTCATCGTAGACAAAGGCATCGAGGTTCTCCGTGGCGCAATCAACGAAGACGATATGCCTCTTGTCTCAGAGCTCGCAGAGAAAGTCCAGATCTCTGTGCGTAAAGTCAACCTCATCATCGAACTCGTCGAGCCCGTGGATAACTTCCTCGACGCGATGACTCCGCTAATGGGTGGCACCGACGAAGATCCTTTCATCTTCAACGAGGAAGTCTTCCGCGAGCAACTCCTTGAGTTCATCAACACCGGCGAGATTGGATCACAAGCAAGCTGGCAAAACTACACAGCAAGTGCAGAGAAATATGCGAGGCAGCTTGCACAACAAGACAACTCACTTGTCATCGAGACCACGCCCACCGAGCTTATCATCATGAAGATGAGTGAGGAGATGTTGAAAGGTCTGGAGTGATGAACGAAATAGAAAAACTAATAGAGCAACTCAAAGTTGCTAATGAGCGCATTGAGTATCTCAAAGAACAACGTATTAAATCAGCTTCAATTAGTATCAATACATTAACGAGTCTTAATGAAGCTATCATAAAGATTGATCGGTTGGAAGCAGAGCTAAGTCAATACAAAGCAGAGCTAAGTCAATACAAGAATGCCGATAAGACTGAATGGATTATCAATCCTGAATGGGAAACATTAGATCCCGAGCAAGACATTCAGTTTCCAACCGAAGAAGATTACAAACCTATTAACATAGGCCCTGAACCTAAACCCTAAACACACAATGCAAATCTTCCTCCCATATCCTGACATCGAACAGTCCGCAAAAGTCCTCGACACCCAGCGCCTAATGAAACAGCGTGTCGAGTCTCTTCAAATCCTCAACACCCTGCAAGGTAAGTCAAGCGGCTGGCGCAGTCACCCTGCCGTAAAGATGGTGCGTGATTACCAAGCATGGCTCTGCTTATATAGCATCAAGATCTGTCAAGAAGCCCGGCGGCGTGGCTATGTTGACAACTTACTTCCTCACTTTGAGAAAGAACTTCTAACATATCCCTATATCATCCAGCCTCATTGGCTTGGCTCTTATCTCCACACCACACACAAGAGTAACCTCATCCGAAAGAAGGCTGACTACTATGCGCCTTTGTTTCCCAACATCCCACCAAACCTTCCCTATTTCTGGCCCGCCTAACTATGAAAGCTCTCATGCTCTCCCTCACAATCTTCACAACAGAAACATCATTGATCGCATGCATGCAAGACTTCGACGCCAAGCTCCGTGCTATCAGCCAAATCGAAAGCAACGACAACGACAAAGCGAAAGGCCGCCACGGTGAACTCTCCCGATATCAAATCAAGCGCGCAGTCTGGAAGCAACACTTCCCTGATAAGAAAGATAGCCGCCATATTCCAGCCGAAGCGCGGCGCTGTGCTAAGGCGCATCTATGCTGGATCGAGATCCAACTCTGTCTTGTCAAGCAAACAAAAGATCCAAACCCAAGGGATGTTTACGCTGCATGGAATCTTGGACTTGAAGCTTTCTCGCGACGAGATTACAACTTTGATGCACTCCCCATTACTATCAGACAACGAGCGGAAAGATTTGAAAACCTATATTCAGACCTCAGAAACAGCCAATGATATGAACCCCAAAATACCAAACAACGAAGGAGTAACATACGCATCCTCCAAAGATCAAGAGCCGCCGCCGAAGGAGCATTACTTCTATGCCTATAAACATCGGCCCGGCGGATCATGGTTCACGACCACGCTGTATCGTACGCCAGAAGAAGCGCACGCTGCACTCTTAGAGAAAGATCCGGCGCGCAAGAAACTCTGTTGTATTGTTATCTAGTATGAGCAACGCCTCTCTCAACGAACTCGATCTTCTTCTCGGCCTACCAAAGCCAGTCGAAGAGATGACAGACAAAGAACTCGAACGCTTTCTTATGAAGCACTTCCCTCACACGCGACCAAGCGGCACCGATCTCGCTTCCCTCCTTAACGATCCCTTACTTAAAGGCATAGACGTTCAAGCTATCATCAACCAAACTCAAAACTTTAAGTTTAAGAAATAACTTTTGAAGCTACTCAGTGTGCGTGCAAGCTGTTCTTGCACTAGGAGTGTGGTTCCTCCTAAGGACGGCGCACTGGGTAGCTTCTTTCTTTTCCCTCAAAATATGAACCTAACCTATAAAGACCTACCTCAAGAAGGCATTCCCGCAGTCATCCCAATCAACGCCAGCGGCCTAAAGATCTCAGCCTGTCCGCGCCGTTGGTTTCTCACAGTCTTCCTCGGCCTCAAGCCCAAAGAAGACATCACTGCCCTGACCGTGGGCAAGATCATTCACAAGTTCGCAGAGAACATTGCCTTCGACCGGAGCGGAGAGAAGTGGCAAGAGGCTTGTCTCGATGCGTTCAAAGACGCAAAGGATAAGAACCTGCCGACCAAAGATCAAGAGCAGATCAAGAAAGCTCTCACTGTCGCGCCGCTCCAGCAACTCCCAACGCCGCTGAAGTTCGGCGACAATCGCGGCGCTGAGTTCCACTTCAACTTCCCAATCGTAGAGCATCCTGCGTTTGCCTATGTCGGCACCGTCGATCTTCTCTCTATAACCCCAGCAGGAATCCTTCAAATCACCGACTATAAAACCACGCGCAAGTACGCATTCAAAGATGCGGTCGCGGGCTACGAAGGCGACACTCAGTTCTCTTTCTACTACTACATCTTTCAGCGTTTCGCATATGAGATATTCAAAGACGACATCAACTACGCCAACGCTGCATGGTATCGTCGCATGGTGATTCGCACGCTTGTCGTTCAGATCTCCCTTCCAAATCCAGCATGGCGCACCGGCCCTGACTGGAGTTTCTCAGCCGAGCAGCTAGAGGAGTTTGGTGTCGAGTTAAAACAAAGGATCGAACTCTTCTCCAAGCATATCAATCAAGCCATGGCCCACGACAAGCTTCCTCCGCCCACAGGCAAGCTCACCAACTCTTGCCCAAGCTGCCCATTCAAACGCCTATGCTTCGCCGATAACTCCACGCAAGTCGAACTCTTCCTCTCTGAGTGCGACATCGTGAAGTACGAACCCCTTTCTTGGTAATGTAGCCAAGCTTAAATAAAATGGAAACAACAACATCCCCACAACCAACAAAACCACAGTGGCCCAAGACACTCATTGCTCTTGTCGGCCCGAGCGGCGCAGGTAAGTCTACGTCCTTTAGAAACGTTGACCCAACCAGAACAATCATCCTCGACGCAGAGCGAAAGGGTATGCCTTTCCGCGTCCGCGACGATAAGCTCGTCGTGCCTATCGACAGCTATGATAAGCTGACGGTCGCACTCAACAACATCAAGAAAGATCCCACCAAAGATCTCGTCGTCATCGACTCAATCACTGCCGCCATCGACCAGCTTCAGACTAAGAGCGAGCAGATCTATAAGGGCTTCGATATCTGGAAAAACTATAACGACGATATTCAATCCCTCTGCACGAATCTCAAGGCTCTCGGTAAGACCGTCATCATCACGGGCCTTGAGGAAATTGTCCCCATTCAAGGTCTCGACGGAAGCATGACCACTCGCCGCCGTCTATACGTACAAGGTAAAGAGTGGGCAAACAAAGGCATCGAGTCAGAATGCCTTGCCGTGTGGTCCGTGTATGCGAAGAAAGAAAAGGGCAGCGACAACATCCAATACTTCTTCGCCACTCAGACCGATGGCGTGACCACCGCAAAGACTCCTATCTTCTGGGGTCTTCCGAATCCGATGGAAAATTGTGTTGTCAAAGCTCTTAACAAAATTGCAGTTGAACTTGCTAAACCCTAAAAAATAACAATGAAAACTATAAAGACTAAACAAATTAAGCTCGAAGAAATCTATCGAGGTAACATCGCAGGCGTCCAGTATGGAGACTATCAATTAGCTAAAGGCCTTAAAGCTGGAGAGCTTCTTGAACTGACCCACGAAAAGTCAAACAAGTTTGATGACAATGCTATTCGCGTGTCCCATAAAGGTGTCAAACTTGGATACATCAAAGCGAACGACACTCAAATTCTTCATGCTGCAAAAGCCGAAGGTCGTAAGCTGTCCTGTTACCTAACTTTCTTCGGCTCCCACAATCCTTCATGGCAGACTTTGACTCTTAAGGTCATGGCAACTGTTGGCAAATCGCAGAACATTGGTGATGTTCCGATGTAATAAACCTTAAAACTTAAACCTTAAACCTTATGGAACCCACTGTAACAACCTCAAATTATCCAGTCCCTATGCCCGGCGAAACTCTGCAAGCTACGTTTCGAGTCAATATCAAAGTAGAGAAAGACTCAAAGACAGGCGAAGTTAAAACCTTTATCAATGAGTTAGACATGTCTAACTATGATGGCCTCATCAAAGATGTTCCAACCTTCTTGTCAGAATATAACATTAGATATGCGCTAAACCTTATTCAAGAATATCTCAAAACTCAGACCCTATAATCTGGCCCACCAAAAGCTCCCTCCCATTTGTCGGTCGCAGTTAAATAACAAAACAAACAAAACAAAAAATGAAAAAAGGTACAGAAGTCAAGCTCGGTTTCATCCCCGCCAACGTGTATAAGGTTCTGGTCCACAAGACCGAGCTGCGCCAGAGCGGTAAGGGTTTCAAGATGGTTGTCTGTGAGTGCGAGATCATCGCGCCCGAGACTGCCATCGCAGCCGGTACGACCTACAAGACCCTCGGCGCAAAGGGCAACATGTACATCATGCTGGAGAACAAGAATGGCGTTGAGTCTGCCATCGAACTTCTCGCCACGCCGCTCCAGACCCTCGGCCTGTATGATGGTCTGCCTGAAGATTACTCCGACACCGATGTGGCCGACGCGCTCAAGACCCTCGAAGGTCACGCCTTCAACATGCTCGTTCAATCGCAGGCTGAATACATCAGCGACGATCCTGCGAACTCCCGCGACATCAAGTTCGCCAAGCGCGACGAGAACGGCGAGGCTATCCTCAAGCGCTACAACATCCAGTTTGACTTCTCTCAAGTCAAGGGCGCAGCGTCGCCTATCGTAGCTTTTTAAGTCTCTCGATGGAGTGGTTGCCATCATAGAGACACGCGCCTCTTAGAAAGACAGCGAGACTTTCTAAGAGGTTTCTTTCCTCAGACATACATCCTAACTCGCACCGCTGGCAGACCGGAAATAGTCTGCCTTTTCTTTTCTCTTTTTTTAACACCATAATGATAGCCCTTGTTCTCCATGGACCTTCGCGCTTTGATAAAGAAAATAATGGGATCCTTCTCGGACCCGCCGGAGATTTTGTTCGTTCTGTGTTGGTACGTCATAGTATTGACATCGACTGCACATCTAGTGTTTATGTTACTTATGCTGAAGATTTCTTCAAAGGATCCAGTCCAAAGCCCAGTGGAATCAAGAAGATTATCTTCGCCGGAGCTAAGGCGCTAGACTATTTACCCAACGCCAAAGGCAAAACACTCGACGCTTTCCGAGGCGTCGTCTATACTTCACCAAACAAAACCCAATACATTGTAACTTATTGGCCTCAAGATTGTGTAGATGCTTGGGGCATGGAAGATGCGCTCGAAGGCGAGGGCGACGGCGATGATATCCTAGATAAGGATGACGGCAAAAGCACCTCGCCCACGAAGCGCAGTAACTACAGCTTTTGGTTCGCACAAGACATTAACAAACTGCTCACATATGACACCGCAAAAGAAATTCAACCTGTTCAAACAGCCCTCTGCGCCCGCTCCGAAGAAGCCGTCAGAGTCTTCGACCACGATGGACCAATCTTCTTCGACATCGAGACCCATCCCAAAACCAACACGCTCACTTGCCTCGCTATTGCCTGCGGTGATAGCCCTGTTTATTCTGTCCCTGTTTATGATTGGGGCGGCAATCTTATTGTCGGCGTTGTTTTCTTCGCACGGTTCATAAGAGAACTAAAAAAGCGCAGGGTCGTAATTCACAACGCCCTCTTTGATCTCTGCTTCCTCGCCGCCTTCTACAAAATCCCCTTCGGCAATGATATCTATGACACCATGGTCGCAGGCCATAGGATCTATCCCGAGGCCGAGAAGTCTCTCGCGCATCAAGCCACTCTCTTTTCTAACCGGCCCTTTCACAAAGATGAAGCAGGAAACTTTGATCCTCGAAATCGAGCACAATTTGAGCAGCTCCGCGCTTACAACGTTAAAGACGTTATTGTCCTCCGAGAGATTTACTATGGTCAGATTGACCTCATCTCAAGGGACCGTGGACTTCAAGACTCGGTCAATCAAGCTAGTCGATCACTCGCAGACTACGCCTTCATGTCCCTCCACGGAATGCACTTCGACCCCGTCAAGCGGGGCTACATTGTAAGGAAGTGTGAAGATCGTTATAAGCAACTCGCCCGAGTGCTAAGAATCCTCGTCGGCTTTGACCTCAATCCCGGCAGTCCGGATCAGGTCGTGAAGTATCTGCATGGTCAGATGCGCTACAAAGCCGAGAAGACAACAGACAAAGGTGCGCCCTCGGTCGCCGGAGATGCGCTCTATAAAATAAAACTCAAGCATCCGAAGAACGTCGCCATTGACGTGATCTTCGAGATGCGTCGTATGGTTAAGCTGAAAGGTATGTTAGGATTTCAACAGTGGATTTGGGAATATTAACTTAAGAACAAAATGAAAGATACAAAAGAAAAAGACCCACAAATCGCAGCCTCATTCATGCGCGCTGCCGTATATGACTCAAGCAAGTTTGGCCACGTGGTCTCGATGCCTAAACTAAACGGGCTAAGGTGTATGTACATTCCTCAAAGGGGCTTTTATTCACGCGACGGTAAGCGGTGGAATGACTCGGTCTTAAAACACATAATCCCACCCACGACAGACTACATCATCGACGGCGAGTTGTATTGTCATGGCATGAGTCTTCAGAAGATCAATAGTGCCGTCGGGGTTAATCGACTGGAGCCGGGCGAGGATGCAGGCTACATTACCTTACACGCCTTTGATCTCGTTGAGCCTAAGTTCAACGCCCTGACTCGAATGCTCTTGCTGGAGAAGATCATCCATGATAATTATAAAGAGATCGAAATGATCTCGCTGCTCGAATGGGAAATCTGTAAGACTCGTATCGAACTCGACGATTGCTACAACGACTACATCACCCAAAGATACGAAGGCCAAATGCTCAAGAGCGTCTTCGGATCCTATATGCCTCAAGGCATGAAGGAACGCTCGACGATGAACCTTCAGAAGCGCAAAGCCTTTCTCGATGCAGAGTTCTTATGCATCGGACGTGTTGTCTCGACCGAGGGTAAGTGCGCCGGAAAGCTGGGCGCTCTTACGTTCATCACGCTAAAAGGCGTAGCGTTCGAGGTGGGCACAGGCTTCACCGACGAGGAGCGCGAAGAGTATATCCGCGAAGACTTCGACTTCCGCCGCAAAGCCACGATCAAATATCTCAACCTCACAGACGACGGCCGCCCGTTCAATGCGTCGTTTGTGGGTTGGCGTGATGACGTTTAAGTTATGCCAACGCCTCACATCCACTGTCTCACGTCGCTCAAAGTCGCTGGTACAGGAAGCTTCAGACTCGCCTCTGGACAATTCCTCGGAGACTACGGAGCGAATCTCCAGAACCCAGACAAAGAAGCCCTTGATATATATATCGCGCCGCCGGGAATGACGTTCGTCCAGTGCGACCAGAGCGGCGCCGAGGCTCTCATCGTGGCGAACCTTACGCGCCCCGGCAAGTATCGTGAGCTGTTCAACGTGGGCATCAAGCCTCATACCTTCATCGCTCTCCATATCTTCTGTGAGAGTATGCAACATGAATGGCCTCTCGCGGGGAAATCTCCCAGCTATTGGAAATCCCTCTCGCCTAGCGAGCTAAGAAAAGAACCCGATTGGAAACCCCTAGACAAAGCAATCAAATCCAGCGATAAAGAATACAAGATCGGCAAGATGGTCTGCCACGCTTCCTCATATAGGATGCGTGAGAGGACCTTCCAGCTTCAAGCTCTCAAGCAAAGTCATGGTACTTTGACTCTATCCATCGCCGAGTGTAAAACATTCCTCGGTTTCTTCGCAACACTGTTCCCCGAAATCATAGAATGGCAAGATGAAATTGAATTTCAAATTAGAACTAACCGTCAGCTCCGTAATCTTTTTGGGTATCCACGTAGGTTCGAGAGAACTATTACTGACTCTTATATCAGGGAAGGCATCTCGTGGGTTCCTCAATCCACCGTGGGCTGTATCACTCACGCCGCAGTCAATAGATATAATAAAGAACGTCCAGAAAAAACACTACCGGCAATTAACAATAAACATGACTCTTTTCTGGCGCTGGTTCCAGATGAACTTGTCCACGACACGGCTAAGCTCATGCAAGAATGCCTCGCCATCACACTCACCGGCCGAGACGGCATCAACTTCACGATGAAATCAGAAGCCCAAGCCGGAAAGAACTGGGGCAAGTATTCTCCCAGTAATCCAAACGGCATGAGAGATCTCGCCTAAATCCGGCCCAGGAAAAGCTCCCTTCGCTTTACCAGTATGAGACAGACGAACGACCGAATAACACAGATCGTCAATGCGATCCGTGAAAAAGTAAAAGAGTGGCCGCCCAACCTGCCGCCACCATCGGTTGTTATTGTACACGAGACTCATCTTCCCAGCGAGTTCGATCCGAACTTCGAGAAGCTTGAAGGTTTCGACGTTATCACCACACTACAAATCCGCAAAAACTCTGTAAGACTCGCATACTTGCATGAGCCCTTATGAAGACTGGTGTTTGTACACAAAGGACGTACAAAGCCCACAACCATTTGTGGATGCTGCTTTCTATTTCATGATCGGCGCGGCCCTACAGAGGCGCGTATGGTTCGGAGACATAGACTTCCACGCAGTATTCCCTAATCAATACATCGCATTCATCGGCCCTGCTTCCGCCGGAAAGTCGCTCATCACGAGCCCGATGAAAGACCTACTCGAAATCCCAGCCGACGTTAAGCAGCCCGAGAATGACCTCGCTGCCGAACTTCTCGGCGAAGATGCTTCAGAGAACCGCAAAGGCGCACGACAGCCTCTCATCTATATCGCCCCAAACAGCACGACGTTCGAGCAATTCACGATGGAGACTTCCAAAGTCGCATATCTCCATCGTTATCTCGACTCTGCCGGTAGAAGAAAAGCCTATCATCACAGCTCTCTCGTATTCATCCTCGACGAACTAACCTCAATCTTTAAGAAAAATGCAGAACAACTCTCCGACTTTCTTCTCGAAGCTTATAACGGTGGAAAGAAGTACGTTCGAAAGCTTAAACACAGCGATACGGACTTCTGCACAAATATGTGTATCAGCCTGCTGGGGAACACCACACTGGGTAAATTCCAAAGTCTACAGAATCAAGATATTCTCTCGGACGGTTTTATGGCTCGAACGATCATCGTGTATGGGATCGAAAAACGCTTTCATTTATATTCCATTCCCTCTCTCAGCGAAGATCAGAAGGCAGCCAAGGGTCGCCTTCAAAATTATATTAGGCAACTTAATACTGTCTATGGACCTGTTTCACTAAACGACGAAGCTAAGGAATACATTCATCATCACTTCGAACTTCATCCCAATCTCGTCCACACGAATAAACATCCGATGCTGGATGAATACTATGGCCGAAAGAATCTCCATCATCAGAAGATCCTCTTTGCCGTACACTTTGCCCGCACTACGGACATGATCATCACACGCGAAGATGCCGAAGAAGCCACAGCGCATCTCGCCCGTCTTGAAAAAGATATGCACATTCCCTTCGTAGGAATGGGCCGCAACGAGAGCGCAAAGATCACAGAAGACATCTGGCGCTTTATCAAGACCTCAAACAAATCCACAAAGAAATCAATCTTTATACGGTTCTATCAGTCACTCAAAACCCCAGATGAACTCAACCGAGTCCTTGATGATTTGATGACGATGGAACGTATAACAAGAGTAAGAGAAAACAATATTGAATACTATGCAGCCAAAACTAACAACTGAATGCCCGACATCACGCCCACTAAATAACGCAGAGATCCGTGCACAGTTTCTTGATCATGTTAAAGAACTCGTGTGCAAAGATCGCAATGTCACACACGGCGACGCTGAGGATAACTTCACTGATGTCGCTAATTTGTGGAATAATTATCTTGGACCCCTTCATGTAGGTAGTGGTCCTGTGCTCAACAACAAAGACGTAGCGATCATGATGTGCTTGTTTAAAGTATCGCGCCTCATGTCTAACGTAGACAATCTTGAGAACTGGCTCGACCTCGCAGGCTATGCGGCCTGTGGCGGTGGGATAGTTAAGAAAGAATTAGATAATTTTTAACAAAAAGAAAACCCGCTCTGCTTATCACAGGGCGGGTTTTTATTTTACCTCAGGCCAGACATTCCTTCTATCAAACTCTTTCGATACTTGTTCTCATACTCTCTCGTCATATACCGTCTCATTGTCTCAGCCCCAGCGCCTTCTTCTGCGCCTTCGACAAAGCTCAGATATCTCGCCGCCTTTTCCGGCTGCCTTTCCATCGAAGGCATGATCTGATTCTGACTTGTCTTGTACTTCCTAATCCGGCTTGCATAATCTTCTGGTGACGTTGCTTCTTCTCTCGCACGAGACACCAAAGACATTGCCTCTTCGCCGGTCTCTGGCGTAATTTCTCCACGCTCAAAATCCCGCTCGCTAAGATTACTGTAGTTCACAGCAAACGTGCCGCCCTTGCTCGGCAAGCCCGACAATTCATCAAACAACCGACGCTTACGTCGATCATCATAACGCAGGTTCTCATCTTCATCCAACCAATTCCGCGCGACACGCAAAGCCTGCACGTGGCCCGTCAGCGAATCCTGCAACAAAGCCTTCAGCACCAAGCCAAAATCTTCTCCATCATCCAACGCCTTTCCAGCAGCTGCCGCACGCTTGCTCACGTCATAGATCGCATCAATCGCAGGCATGGTCGCAACGCCCTGTGACGCGCCACCAGCGGCCGCATCCACAGTCATCTTAACCAAATCCCCAGCGAATCCAAACGTGCCCATCTTCTGAGCCATCGACAGAAGTTTCTGCCCGAGAAGCTGTCCGCCATCAGCGCCAAGCTCACCTTGATTCTGCTGCATCCAGCTTTCGAGTTCCTTCCACGA